GCGTCACTTGACGAGTCCAAAAGCCAAAACACGGGAGTGTGGACGGGGCGAACGGCAGACCAGTTTTGTACTGCCGCTGAAAAGCGGCAAACGGGTCCAATATGCCAACCGCGGCCTTCTCGGAGTCTTTAACACCGTTAACTGTGGGACTCTTAAGCATCCGGTTATTGGACGCTTGAGTCACACGAATCTTCGGGTCGCCACTCGCATGCGGAACCATCATGCCAAGGTGAGCTTTCGCATGCTTCTTCTTGGCGGGTTGCGACATGGGGTGTTGTTGCTTTGGGTGCTGCACGGCGACAGCCATCATCTTTTTCTTGTTCTTGTTACGCGGCATGATAAGGGATAGAAATCAACCTTGAAGCCGTTGTCAGTGCACGAATGACAACGGCTCGACGCGGCGTCAGGTTACAAACCTAACGCCGCGTTTAGCTCTCCTCGGACCGACGCTACTCGGTCAACCGCACACTTAGGGCGGTCGGATACGCGCAAAAGCCCGACGCCTTACAAGTCACGGTTCAGCAACGCGGTAATTACCGGGTCGCGAACATACCATGACTGGTCGTCGGGCAATACCAAAGTGGCATCGATTTTCGCTAAGAATCGATCGACGTCCGACATCTGGAGACCATAACGGTCCCAGAACCAAACATCAAGATCTTCTCGAGTATAGACGTTGTCGACTATCGCGGATTCGTTGCGTTCGTGCGTAGCACGAATAGAATAACGCAACGCGTCCGGTTCGACCGACTTGTACTCTGCGCGGAAAAATCGAGCGGAAACGGCGTTCAAATACGGCGTCAGCAGTGGCACATAGCAACCCAAAGATCGCAATATGCCATACGCTTTAGCACCGTAATGATCGCCGAGGTCAGGGTCTTTCAATTGCGTGACGTTAGCGACAGTCCAAGCAAGTTTGGCCAACGTCTTGCCGATTTTCGGGGTCAAGCAGTAAGAACTGCCACCCGCCTCGACATGGTCAAGAATATCTCGACCGACGTGACTACGAATAGTCTTGCAAATAGTGACTGGCGCAAACACGCCACTAACGAACTCGGCATCTTCCAGACGAGCACGTCGAAAGAAGTTATACTCCAAGCCCAGTTTAGCGGTGGTTTTCGTCAAGTTGTCGACACTTACGTATCGCTCAATATCGCGGTTGATACAGATGATATTGTCGTCACCTGCAACTGCGATCGCAAAAGGGATGTACCCGCACTCCTCCCACGGCGTTCCGATGGACGCTAGATACGCGTCTTCACATCGTTTTCGCTCGCGGAGCGGCAAACAATTCAAAATGGATAGAGCGATACTGTTCATATTCGATATACCGTTGCGTAACGTCGTATCGGGGTAGCCAGAGGCATTCATGCCTGCTACTCTCACTGACGTACCGCTCGGGTTGTTGAAATAGAAACTCTTCTTCTCATTAACCATCTTAAACACTGCCAAAGCTGAGTTCGGTCCACCCGGCATGCCAATCGCGTGATAAAATCGCACGACGTGCTTGCCAAGTTCCAAGTGTTGGGTGGCGTCATAATTAGTGGCGTCACCTTCATAAAACACATCGGAAAGTCGTATTTGGCACTGTCGCGCCCACGATCCCATCTCTAGACCGCTAGCATTGAGATAGAAAACCAAGGGCGTGCACGGCGTAAACGCACGTGCAAAAGCTCGCTGCGCAGAAGCAACGGGCGGGCCGCAAACGACACTGACTTCCGGTGAGGTCGAACTGACAATCCTCGGCTTAAAAGCCAAGTTTTGTATGTCGTAAACCCCGTTAGTGTCCACCTTGAAGCTGGGTTCTTTCTTAAGG